ACTAGCTTGTCTGGAATTTCGCCGGGTTCTCGGTTTGGGACGCCGCAAGCGCAGGCGGCGGAATTCCAGACAAGCTAGTATACCGCGCACTACCAGACGGCCGCCCGTGGGTGTGTTGGGTGGAAGTTAAAATGCCCTCCGGCAAACTACGCCCGGCTCAAGAGATGTTTCAGAGCATTTTTGCGCCGCGTGACGAATTCTACGTTGCCCGCGATCCAGTAACGACTGTAGCAGCCCTTAGCGAGCGGTATCAGGCCGCGATTCGGCCAGAACACGCACGATGACGTAAAACCCGCCTTGCGTGGGCGAGACCTTGAGGATGTCCCACCTTTCGCAAAACTTCGGCAGCCACCAACGGGCAGGATTCTGGATTAGGTGAGCGTTGCGGCCATCGGTCAGGAACTTCTTGGCCGGGCCAGTGTGGACGGTAAAGAACCCGACCTTGGTGATGGTTTGTAGGTCGTCCAGCACGGCGTCAAGGCATGACGGTTCAACGTGTTCAAGGACGTCAATGCAGGTGGTCAGGTCGGCTACTCGGGGCGGGCCATATTCGGGGAACGCCGGGTCAGATGCGGTGTATTCGATAACGTCAATATGCTCGCGCAACCGTCGCTTGCCAGCCCCATAGTCGTGGAGGCTGACGAACTGGTTCAGTTTGATCAGTTGATTGACGAGCGGCGCAAAACTGACTGAGGCCACGCCGTAGTTTGGGTTATCGTGCAGTCGTTGTTGCTCCTGCCGATACTGGTCAGTTATCATCATTCCCAAATCATAGCGGGGTCGTCATGCACCAACAAGCAGGTGAATTCGTCGCGGTGTTGCTCCATAGCGCAACCGCTACGCATTTGATGCACCTATCTACCAAGTCCTACGCTGAACACGTTGCGCTCGGCGCGTATTACGATGCTATCGTTGACCTTGTAGACAAGTGGGCTGAGGCTTTCCAAGGCAAGTACACCGTGATCCCGTTGACCGCCTATCCGGGCGGGTTTGCGGTGCAGAAAGATTGCGTGGGCTATGCCGAAACGCTGCTCAAGTTTGTCAAGGGCGCCCGCAAGCAGCTGCCGGACGACACTGACCTACAGAACATCATCGACGAAATCGTGTCTGAAATTTCGTCATTGCTGTACAAGTGCAAAACCTTCAAATGAACGGCCTGCGACTCGCGCAACTGCTGTCGGATCAAGACGAGGAGCTTGACATCCTCGGTCAGCCGCGCAAAAAGCGCAGGGGGTTTGGCTACATCGGCGACAGCCCGCAGTACAAAAGCCTTGAGGCGTATTACCGCAGCAAGACGCCGCAGGAAATTTTTAGCCAGTACACTCCGTCAAGCCCGCCCCCACTAAACCTTCAAACGCCAGAGCCAAAGCCGCTTGACGAATTCGCAACCGTCGAAAGCGAATACACCCCTTATCGCCCTGACAAGCCTATAGGCCCGCCAACTGGCGCACCTACGGCACCCCCGCTTGACCCACGAGACTACCGGCAGGCGGTCATCAAGGACGAACCGGCTCGGGCTTTGTTTAGCGGGATGCTGCCGTCGCAATTTCCAGAGGCGTACCAAATCGGCTACACGCAGCCTATGCCTCCCCCTAACCCGCCCGCTGCGATCGCCCCTGCGGCCCCAGAGACGCCTGTGGCGGTTAATCCCGACGCAGAACGCCTTGCAGCGGCGCTACAGGCCCAGCAAGAGCAGCAGGCGCAGATGATGGCAGCGCAGGCTGAGATGGCGCGACAGGCCGAGATACAGCGGCAGATGGAGCTTGCCCGAATCGAGGAAGAACGCCGACGCGCAGCGGCAGAGTCAGCAGGAGTGGACGATGGCGGCGGACGCTAATCGACTTGCGGCGGCCCTTGACTATTTAGAGCGCATAAAGCGTCAGGCTGTGGACTTTGGCGGCGGTGTAGCAAGTAGCCTCGCAGAACGCGCACGGGATGTCGGTGGACTTGCCTACGAAGCCTTTACGAGCGACCCCAACATCGGGCGCATGACGACGGCAGAGTTTGCCGATGCAGCCGCTGCACGCGCCCCTACGCCGCGTCTGGACGCCGCAGGGCAGGGGGCGGTGGAGTTAGGGCAAGCTGTTCTTACGCAGCCTGTGCAGACGGGCAAGGCGCTTGTGCAAGGCGAGGTAGATCGCGCACGGCAGGCGATAACCAGCCCCCGCGCTGCCGGTGAATACGCGGGTTCGATGGTTGACCCGCTGCGCCTTGCGTCTGCGCTGCGCCGTGGGCCGATGTTGGAACTGGACGTGTATCACGGCAGCCCGCACCGCTTTGAGGAATTTGACGCCAGCAAGATCGGCACGGGTGAGGGCGCACAGGCGTATGGGCATGGCATTTACCTTGCGGAAAATCCCGAAGTTGCCCGAGGATACAAAAAAGATTTGTCTGGATTTGATGAACCGTTTTTGCAATTTGGCAAAACAAAAATTGCAGGCCAGCAATTGTCAGACATTGATTTAGAAACTTTTAAATTTTTGGAAAAAGGTAAACGAAACGCGGGCCAATTTCCGCACAATACTGTTTATTACGCAAAACAAGCCGCAAAAGACAATCCGGCTGTTTTGGCGCGGTTAGAAGAAATGGGCCGTGATGTTAAATTTGGGTTTGAAAAGAATCGCGGCAACTTTTACACCGCCGACCTACCCGACGAAATGGTAGATCGGATGCTGGATTGGGATAAACCGTTAAGTGAGCAACGCGAACTTGCAACTCCAATTTTGAAAGAACTCGGATATTTACGTCCTAACGATGATGGCCCTCGTCAGTTCGCACAAGCCGTAAAAGCATTAGATATGGAGTACGGTGGATTTGGAGAAAGCGGCGCGAATGGCATGGCGTTGTTTAAGGCTATTTATAGAGGATTAGAGCAAGGCAAACCGAAAGTTATTGATTTTGCAAAACGAATGAACCTTGGCGATCAAGCAATGTTTATGGAGGCTTCTCCTTTAGCGTCAGAAGTGATGAAGCGCATGGGCATCCCCGGCATCCGATACCTAGACGCTGGCAGCCGAGGCCAAGGCGGTAGCGGTACACGCAATTTTGTTGTGTTCCCCGGCGAAGAAAAGAAGGTTAAGATTCTTAAGCGCGAATGATATACATTAGATTATTGTTTCATTAGCGACATAAACTATATGCCAAGACCCAAAGGATCGCCCAACAAGGCTACTGCGGAAGCAAGGGAAGCCATTGCCCGGCTTGTAGACGGCAACGCATACCGCCTCAACATTTGGCTGGACGAGATTTACGAGACCAAAGGCGCAGAAGCCGCATGGAAGTGCATGATGGATGTGGTGGAATATCACGTCCCGAAACTTGCACGCATTGAGACCACCGGCAAGGACGGAGGCCCGCAAGAGTGGGTCATACGGTGGGGCGAGCCGAAGTGACTGAAATCGTCCTTCCTTACAACCCTCGGCGGGCGTTCCTGCCATTTCACGATAGGAGCAAGCGGTGGGCGTGTTTAGTAGCCCACCGCCGTAGGTGCGGGTAAAACAGTCGCAGCCGTCAACGACATCATTCGGGCGGCCATTATGTACAAGGGGCCGAATGGGCTATTTGCCTATGTCGCCCCTTACGCCAACCAAGCGCGTCGAATTGCTTGGGACTACTTTAAGTATTACGCCAAACCGCTTATTGCTGATGCCAACGAGCAACAGATGACGCTGATATTGGTCAATGGCGTTAAGATCAGTTTGTTCGGGGCAGACAACGCCGATGGGCAAATCCGAGGCTTGGGCCTATCAGGCGTATACCTTGACGAGTATGGCGACTTCAAGCCGAGCGTGTTCGGCAACGTGATCCGCCCGGCCTTGTCGGACAAGCAAGGGTGGGCAGTGTTTGCCGGTACGCCCAAGGGCAAGAACCAGTTTTGGGACATCTACGAGACCGCACAACGGCTGCCGGACGAGTGGTTCCTGCTGCGCTTGCCTGCCTCAACAAGCGGGCTATTGCCTCCCGGCGAACTGGCCGCAGCCAAGGCTCAACTAGCTGAAGATCAGTACCTACAGGAATACGAAACCAGTTTCGAGGCGGCGATTCAGGGCGCGTTTTACGGCAAGGAGATGCGCCAAGCCGACGACCAAGGCCGTATCACCCATGTGCCATTCGACCCCAACCTGCCGACCTATACCGCATGGGACTTGGGTTACCGAGACGACACGGCGATATGGTTTTATCAGATGGCGCGTGGTGAAATCCGCGTGATCGACTTTTACGCCGTCAGCGGAGCCGACATCCATGACATCGCCGCAGTGGTTCTACAAAAGGGTTATGACTACAAACGCCATTACCTACCCCACGACGCCCGGGCCAAGTCGCTACAGACCGGCAAAAGCATCGTGGAGCAGCTTGCAGCCTATTTGGACGTCGGTAAACTCGCGGTGGTGCCGGACATCGGCGTGCAAAGTGGCATCCAAGCCGTTCGCCTGACCCTACCGCACGTCTGGTTCGACAAGGAACGGTGCAGGGAAGGCATAGAGGCGCTGCGGCAGTACCAGCGGGAGTACGACGAGGACAAAAAAGCGTTTCGGCAGACCCCAAGACATGATTGGACGTCACACCCTAGTGACGCATTCCGGATGCTTGGGGTATCATGGGCCGCCGAATCTGACAAGCCCCGGTCGGCTGACCCCAAACCGTTGATGGTTGGGCCAGCCAATACGGTTACATTGAACGATATGTGGGCGGTACACGACCGCTCAACAAGTAAGAGGGCACGAATATGAATCAGGTTACCGAAAGTCAGAACTACAAGAACATCACTTCAACAACGACGATTTGGACGGGCACGGGCGGCTTGCTCGGAATTTTCGTATCGTCAGCCTCTAGCACCCCGACTATCACGGTGTCGGACGGCGCAAGCACGATGGTGGCGCAATTTACCCCCGTAGCGTCAACCTTCTACCCTCTGCCGGGTCGGTTTAACACGTCGCTGGTTGTCACCATCGGCGGCACGGTTAACTGCACTGTGTTCTGGACTAACTAATGATCCCTCTCTGGGGTACTAGCACCGCCCCGAATCCCACGCT